ATTGGTACAGATAGTCCTGGATCCACACTATCAGTAAGTGGACCTGCCTCACTAGCTAACTTAGGTGGAGGCAGTACAGGTTCAGCGGCATTGTATGTAAACAGTACAAGTGAACATGTTGGTGAACTAATTCAAGTATTGAGAAATGGTACTACAAAAATGCACATGGCCAATGATGGTAAACTTGGTATTGGTACTGCTAGTCCAAGTAGAACACTACATGTAAATGGCGGAAGTGAAGCTAACTTGCATTTGACATCAGACTCTGGCAGATCAGGAATTTTTATAGATAAACCTGGAACAACTTCAGTAATGGGATCTGTACTAGTGCTACAAAGTGATGAATCTTATAGGCTAGGAACAGCATCAAACTATCATGTACAAATGTTTCAAGATGGTGTTACACAAATTATGGGTGGTGGTGCTCTTGGAATATCAGTTGATACCTCAGGTAATGTTGGTATAGGAAATTCCGGCCCCGCCGCTAAATTACATGTTACTGGTGGTATATATGCTACTGGTGACGTTACAGCATATTACAGTTCGGATATAAATTTAAAAGAAAATGTTGTAGACATTGAAAACGCATTGGATAAAGTAAAACAAATTAGAGGTGTACGTTACGATTGGAAAGATGAGTATCTTGAAGAACACACATATGTTGAAAAACAAGATGTTGGTGTTATCGCCCAGGAAGTAGAAAAAGTTTTACCTGAGATTGTAGCAGAAAGAGAAGATGGAACAAAAGCAGTTAAGTATGATAGACTTACAGCTCTACTTATTGAAGCAGTTAAAGAGTTAAGTGCCAAGGTTGATGCTCAACAAGAAGAGATAAATATATTGAAGGGGAAATAATATGGCATTTAAAGCATTAGATCATAACTTGCTTAGTTTAGATGCAAGTAATAATACAAAGATAGCTTCTGCAACAGGAAAAGATATCCATCTTTATGCGGCAGAAAATGTTTGGATTAGTGAAGGCTCTAATTTAGTTTTTGAAGGGCCAACAGCAGATGGATTTGAGACAACAATACAGGTAACAGATCCAACAGCAGACAGAACAATTATATTTCCAGATGATTCAGGAACAGTAGCTACACAGGCATATGTCACAGGTGCAGTAACTGGCGGTGCGTTATCAAATACTGATGCACTAACTGAGGGCTCAACTAACTTATATTTTACTGATGCAAGAGCTGACGCAAGGATTGCGGCGGCTACTACAACTCAGTTAAGTGAAGGAACTAACTTATACTTTACAACTGCAAGAGCCCAGGCGGCTGTAACTAGTACTGATCTTAATATGACAAATAATAATATTACTTTAGGATCAGGAAATTTAACAACAACTGGTAAAGTATTATTTGCAAACATGTATGCAACTGAAGGCGATTTACCAAATGCAACAACATATCACGGTATGTTTGCTCATGTTCATGCGACAGGTAAAGGTTATTTTGCTCACGGCGGCGCCTGGAGAAAATTATTAGATGAAACTTCATCAACCACAGCTAACCTAGCAGAAGGTGCAAACTTATATTATACAGATGCTAGAGTAGATGCTCGTATTTCATTGCAATCAGGCGGAAGTCTAGATCTTAGTAGTAAAACAACAAGCGATTTAGCAGAAGGTACAAATTTATATTATACAGATGCTAGAGCCAGAGCATCTATAAGTGCAACTGGTAGTTTAAGTTATAATAGTGGTACAGGTGTTATATCATTTACGCAAGGTAATACAGACACAGTCTCTGAAGGATCTACAAATTTATACTTTACAGATGCTAGAGCAGATGCAAGAATAACAAACGCATTAGGCGGTAATGTAACAATTACAGGTGATCTTACTGTAAATGGAACAACTACAACTGTAGATTCAAATGTAGTGAATATTGCTGATAGTATTATTACATTAAACAGTGATGAAACAGGCACACCAAGTCAAAATGGTGGTATTGAAATTGAACGTGGCACTAGTACAAATGTACAACTACGCTTTAATGAAACTTCAGACGCTTGGGAATTTACAAACGATGGTACAACGTATGTTGCACTAGGAACATCAGCAACATTCACTGGTAATACAGATGGTGTAAACGAAGGATCAACAAATTTATATTACACAGATGCTAGAGTAAGAGCCGCTGTAAGTGCTACAACTGGCTCAGCAGGATACAACAGCTCTACTGGTGCATTTAGTATTCCAGCAAATACATCTCAAGTTTCTGAAAGTGGAAACTTATATTATACAGATGCTAGAGCAGATGCCAGAATAGCGGCGGCTACTACAACAAATTTATCAGAAGGCACAAACTTATATTATACAGATGCCAGAGCAGATGCCAGAATTACAAATGCAGGAAGTGCAAATTGGAATACAGCATTTGGATGGGGAAATCATGCAAGTGCAGGTTATATTACTAGTTCAGGCACTGCTACAAACTTCAGTAGCACAACACAGAATTCACAATTTAATAGCATTGGCGTAGGAACAGCGGCAAGTACAACTGCTGGAGAGATAAGAGCAACGAATGATGTAACAGCATATTATAGTTCTGATAGAAGTTTAAAAGAAAATGTTATAAATATAACTAATGCACTTGAGAAGGTGAAACAAATTCGTGGAGTCGAATTTGATTGGACACAAGAGTACATAGATGCAAAAGGCGGTGAAGACGGTTATTTCACACGTAAGCATGACGTTGGTGTCATTGCACAAGAGGTAGAAGAAGTTCTACCGGAAGTAGTTGGCACAAGGGAAGATGGAATAAAAGCAGTAAAATACGACAGAATGGTTGGTTTACTGATAGAAGCCATTAAGGAACAGCAATCACAGATTGATGAGCTTAAACAAACAGTTAACAATTTAACTAATAAATAGACAAGAGAAACACAGGAGAATATAATGGCTTTACCAGCAACAGGCAACCAAATAAGTATTGGACAAGTTAGAGATTATTTCGGACTTTCAGGTCAAACATCATTATACGATTTGGGTACATTTATTTCCCCAAACGTTACGACAAACATTTCACTAAGTGCTACATTTGGTGGATGGCAAAATCCAAACTCAACTGGTGCTTCTTAATAGTAGCATTTAGTTGACAAACAACTATACATATGTTATATTAATTTGAGTATCAAATTGTAAACTTATTATCACAGGAGAAAACAAATATGAGTATTCGTACACGTTTCGAGATCGAAACATTTATGCTAGGTTCACATAGCACCCTAGAAAGAAAAGCACAGGCAATACAAATCGAATTAGATCAAGCAATGGCTTCAAGTCACCCAGACTTGCCAGTCATCCAAGCAATCTATGACGATTTTTCAGCTGAAAACAATGTAGCAGAATTAATTGCTAACATTGAAAACACAGAAGAAGAATATTGGGTTAATCGTCTAGCACGTTTAGCCGCAATTGATATTTTAACTATCGGAAAAGTACAACCAGAGCACATGCAATATATGGCATCTTTAGGAGATGAAGCATTTGAAGCAAGTGTCAAATCAGCAGTAGCACTTGCTAAATCTCTAAATGAATCTGTAAGAGAAATCGAGGCAGAGCTAGGCACAGACGTATTAGCTGACTAACAGTGGTTAGTGTTCCGAATTTCTATTTTAAAATAGATAAGTCCGTTCGCATTGCAATTTGCGTTCCTGTGCGTGATAATGTAACGGCAACTTTTAGTTACAGCCTTGCTATGCTTATGAAAAAGTGTGGCGAGGGTAACTTAAAGGTTTCTATCCATTATAATATTGGAAGTGAAGTAGCAATGCAAAGGCAAAAGCTAGTAGAAGAAGCATTAGAAACTAACCCAACGCATATTTTATGGTTAGATTCAGATATGAAATTTCCATCCGACATAATTCATAGATTGTTATCACATAATAAGCCGGTGGTTGCATGTAATTACAGTACACGAGTAGAACCACTATCTCCTGTTGCATTTACAAGTGACGGAGATTTAGAAAGTAGGTTATATAAGACCACAGGAACAAGTAATGTTTTCGCAGTAGGGCTAGGTTGTATGTTAGTAAATACAGATGTATTTAAAGATATGGATTTACCATACTTTTCAGTGACATGGAATGAAGATTATACAAATCTAGTAGGTGAAGATATTTATTTTTGCAATAAATTAAAAGAACAAGGATACGACATCCTTATAGATAATGATACCAGTCAACATATTGCACATGTTGGCACAAAAGCATACAAACTGGACGAAATTAATGATTGGAAATAATATTACAAAAAGCGAATTGCTTAGTTATAATGGGCAAAGTGTTATTACACCATGGGATAGATTAAAGAAGCATATTTTTGAGAGCTATCCTATATGTAAAACAGAAAAGAATATAACAGATGAAAGTGAGTTACTAAAACTCGCATATAGTTATAAAGATGAATCAGATATGGTATGGATAGTATTAGAAAGTGCCAATACAAGAGAAGAATTTCCTTGGCATTATAGACCTTCTGATCTAGGCAAAACAGCAATACATTACTTTCCTAGAGTAGGTGGAAGAAGTGGTAGAGCGGTTGCATGGGGTGATATTAAGTTAGTACCTACAAGTGGTATTAGTTATGGTGGATTAAAAAATAAAATTCACGGAACATATCACAATGCAGATTTTGATATCTTTATGATCAGCTTTCATGAAGCTGAAGCAGACAGAAACTTTGCAAAGTTAAGAGCAGAATTCCCAGAAGCACAGCATGTAAAAAATATAGAAGGTATTGGTAATGCACACAAAAAATGTGGTGAATTAGCAAATAGTGAAATGGTTTATATCGTAGATGCAGACGCAGATATTCTAGACCATTTTAAGTTTGATTATATACCTCCAATGAGTAAAAGAAGTAATACAACATATGTATGGTCAGCCCGTAATCCAATCAACGGGCTAGAATATGGATATGGTGCAGTTAAATTATTTCCTAAAGTACAATTACTTGAACTAGGACACATACTTCCAGACTTTTCAGCTGGAGCAAGTTTTTATCAACCAGTATCTGACATATCAAACATTACTAGATTTAATAAAGATCCATATAGAACATGGCGAAGTGCATTTAGAGAAACAGTTAAACTTGCTAGTGCAGTAGTTCCTAACCAAAAACAGTCAGAAACAGACGAACGTCTTAACACTTGGTGTACAGTAGACGAGGGTGGAAGATTTGGGCGTTATTGTATTAAAGGTGCATTAGAGGGTAAGGCTTACGGTGAAGAGAATAAGGGCGATATTGATGCTCTTAATAAGATCAATGACTATGAATGGCTACGTGAGCAGTTTGTAGAAAGTATGAAAAAGAAGATTACTTAATCTTCATAATAAGATTCCAACCAATTAGGGCCATCTTTGGTACATGTATCGAGGATGGTCTTTAGTTTCTTAATTAGTTCTTTATTATATAATTGTGCTTTAACACCTGGATGCAATGGACGTGGCCAATTACCTATCTTAACCCACGCATACCCTTCACTTTCACTATTAAGTTGAGGTATAAATTCTTCAAATACAGCAATAACAAATGTGTTATATTCAAATTTCTTATCAGGACTTATGAATTGATTTAAAGGATATACTTTATTAATATCTGGTAATATTCCTAGTTCTTCCTCACATTCGCGAAAAAGTGTCTGAATAGGCCGTTCATATTTTTCAGCCTTACCACCAAAAAACGCCCATGTACGTGGATGGTTTACACTACCACTTCTTTGTTGAAGTAATACTCGTCCAGTGTCCACAGATAGGAATAGACATCCGCTTGCTTTTATCATTATAGGTATAGTCGCCAGTATCCAGCTTTGTACACACCTTCGTAGGCGTTGAACCATTCAGTACCGTTCCACTCTAATTGGTTACTGCTGGCACCGTTAAGTACATATTGTTGCGAATTAATCGCACTTGCATCAAATGATACAACCCAATTTGTTCCATTATATTCAATAATATCATCTTTATGTGCTACTACATTTGTCCATGTAGCATTAATTGGTGTATCGCTAGTAATAAGGTATCTTTGTCCTGTTGATGCGGCAGGTACTGTGCCATCTCCTGGATATGATCCAGAAGGATTAGTAATAGCATTAATAGCAGTTAACGTATTGGTCGGTAATGTAGAATTATCAATAACTACATCAAGTATATTAGCATCACCTGGATTTAAACTAATTCTGCCTATAATATCATTTGCTTTATCACTTGGATTACTTGATTTACGTAATCTAATTTGACTTATTCCTTCTCTAACCTCACCAAACGGCTTCAATTCATCAAGCCAGGATAATGGATTTCCTTGTGCGTTTAATTTTGTTCCTGATATATTCAATAAACTTGCTTGGTTATCATTAAAATTAATTTTTCTATCTTCTAATGTAATAGTAGTATATTGCAATGTTGTTTTATCAAAGTTTTCATTGGCTCTAAAGTTATCTAGATCGTCATCATCTAAACTGTATAATTCATTAATAACATTGTAAATTAGTTTCTGTTGCTTAACTTTTGCAGGTGGGGTAATTAATACTGGTAATCTAAAGGTTAAAGTAGCAACATCAATCATGTCGTCTATAGTACTTCCTACACTTCTACTACTCCAATTAATATTCGTCATTTCAACATACGTTAATGCAGTCCAATCAAACGGATTGTTTGTTGTTCTAATGTTTAATGTAGGGTTAAACAATACAAGTAACTGTTCTAATAATTGCAGTTTTTGATCTGTATTACTTGTCCAAACATCACAGTTCATTTCTAAGAAGTAAGGAACAGGTTGATGTCTTTCAATAGTGTATCTATTGCCTATCTCATTGTCATAACTAGCAGTACCTTCATTATATTTCTTTTCAAATACTTGTACTTTTTCAACATTTCCTTGGTACTGTCTGCGTTCAGCGGCCATCTCTAAAGAATTAATGTAGCAACTAATAAACGGAACAGTATTAGTCATGTTTTCTGAATTTTCTCGCTGTATATGTGCGGCCATACGGTTTATATCACCGTAACGTACAGGAACTGTTTGAAATACAGGTAACTTATCATCACTATATCCCATTTGTACATTGAATCCACTAAACAGTCTTATAAACTGTTGAATGTATCTACGCACCTGCTTGTCATAAAAGAATTGTTGAGCCATTAAAAGTCTTCCTTAGGTTTAATAACCTTACTCAGTGGTTGCTTTTCAGGATTTTCTAAATTATCCACAACACTTGTTTGGTCGTTGTTAACAAATCCAGCCGCATTGTAAGTTCTATCACTCCACGTTTTATCTGTAACATTATCATATAATCTATGCCATCTACTACCACGGAAAACAAACAAGCGATTAGGTTTAAAGTCGCTTCTTATAAAGTAATCACCATCATTTGGTTGAGCAGGAAATTGGTCTCCTGTAGATAAAGTTTCACCATGCTCATATGTTGTGCTATTATCTGGCTCTCCAAATAAATGATCTGTTAATGGTAAGTTATTTGGGTTAGCTTGCTCTGCAGATTTTACAATAGCGTCACTAATATTAATTTCTGTTTTATAAGTTGAAATATCATTTTTAAGTGAATCTGGATCATCTGCACTACCAAGTATATCTGCATATTCTTGTGTATCTGTTAGTGGTGCAACCTTGATTCTCCATACATGTGGATACCAAGTTTGACTAAATCCCTCACTGCCACGAGCCGCATCTTGAACTACATAAAATTTGTTAATTGCATCACGTTCATAAGACAATAATAAGTCATCTCTCAGATGAGGTAATTCTATAACATCACCAGGCATTAATCTTCTTCCCATACGTTCTACCATATCGTTCATATGGAACGTAATAAACAGTGTATCGTTTGTTAAAAATAAACCAAATTGTGTTAAATCAAAATCGTTATCACTAACATTATATACACCACGTAATTCATATACATCAGGATCATATTTACGATCTCTGTTCTCCATAAACAACAAATCTTGAATATTTGTTTCATTAATTTCGCCTAAAGGATTGACTTCATTTCCGTCTTTATCCTTCTCTAATCCACTGCCGTAATTTGGCTCACTAGGATCGTCAGTTCCATGCTGTATTTTAGGGCCTAGGTACTTGTGTACATGGATTGCAGTACCACCGATATCAAACTGTTCACGGATATTCCAGTCCATAAACTTGTAATCGTTGCTCTTATATGGCTTGTATAAACTTAGTCTTGGCATAAAAAGATTTCCTTATATTGTATTTATGCACTTGACAAACGATTATTTAGAGTTTATTATAAGTACAAATATACAAATTTAATCTAGGAGAGCAATATGGCTATCAAGATACCACGTAAATCTAAAAAACAAAGGGTTAACAGAAAAACCGGTTTTGCAGATGTTGACTGGACTGGTTGGGAAAAATGGGATGGAGTAAAGTTTCATAGAACTAAGCACCGTGCTATTGAAGACTATTATACCCTAACAAGTCATAAAGATAATCATCAATATACATGGACTTGGATGATTGCTAATGGTTACACCAAGCAAGATATACGTAGCCTAAAAGCGGCTCCACACATATCTCCCTATGTTGCTATTCATTCAAGATTGTTAACACTAGGTATGCCTGATTATTGCGAAGCTGAAAATGAGTATTGGGAGAGCATGC